CCTTCCTCGCCCCGCTTTTCGACCCCTCCAGACAGTACCTACCACGCCCGAAAACTTTTAAGGTCCCGTTCCCCTGCGCCCTGTGTAACAAAACAGGGAAGCTTGCAGCTCTGTGTGCACACTTCCCATCTTTTTAGTCTTGTTATTTAAAAGCAGAGAGCTGATTGATTCTATCTTTGGAGGAGAATACTCGAAATAACAGTAATTTGCTTCTATGGACTCGGCATCGCTCTCTGCTTTTATGCAATTGATAAACCTCTGCAGCTCCCAAGCAATAGCTGCAGAGGTGGTAACGATAAGCCCTGTCAGCCTCCTCGGCTGCACGGACATGATGAAGAGGCATGCAGCGGGCTCTGGCCCGACTCTTCCCTCAATCTGTAATTGCACTCGGCGGCCACATCTGCATGCCTCATCCAGTAAATTTATGTGACGCAGCCGCATCTTAGATATTGTGCGGGAAGCCAGGTTGCCTTTGCTCCGGCTCTCTGACATGTCAGGCAGGCCTTTCGGCCTGCCTTAATTCGAAAGGAGGTTTTAAATGAAAAACAATGACAAAAGAAAACACCGACTCACTCTTATCCTCTCGCCCCACTTTACACTATATAGCGGAGGTACCCGGCAATGGGAGGAAAAAGTTCAGCCCTCCGGAAAAAGTTTCCCCATCACCTGGCTATGCCTCCATCTTGCCGTGCGCTCTCCCACATGCAGGAGCGATGCTACCTCCTCCCAGGTATAGCAGTAGATATACCTGTAGTCTAAGAGCTCCCGCTCCTCCAGTGTCAAATCGCACGAAGCGAAAAACTGGCTGGCCTGTTTCCTCATCTGGTCAAGCTCCTTCCTCTCCCCAGCCACCTCCCGCTCCAGGTCGATGATGCTGTCGGACAAAACCATCGACCGGTCAATCGCTGATGTCTGCACCCTCTCGGATGTCTGCATTGCTGGGACAGATGTGCTCTTTTGTTTTAAATACCGCAGCCGGTCCAGATGCTTGCTGATCCTGACGGCCGCTGCAGGTATTGCTCTGATCTCTTCCTGTGTCACCTCATCACCTCACTTTCTCGTGCCATGACACCACTTGTTTAACGATCCCACTGCCTGCTCATGACCTCGATCAATCTGGCCTTCCAGAGTGCGCTGGCCTTCACATCCTCCAGCTCCTTCTCAGGCTCTTCTGTTTCCTCGGCTTCTTTCTCAGGCTCTTCTGTTTCCTCGGCTTCTTCTTCGGCATGGAGCCCGGAAAGCTCCCAGTTGATATAGACCATCGCCTTCTGGAGATCCTCGGCTCCGCCTTTTTTGTCTGCCCGGATCAGATACTTCAGGGCATTCCCCCGGCAGAATTTCCGGAAGCCTTCCGGACCCAGCACGGCCTGGACTACATCGATCGACTCTACCGGGAGCCCCGGCAAATCATAATGCGCCGGATGCTTCACATTATCCCTCATGTCTTCCTTGCTTTCTGTCTCATCTGCTTTCATAGTTGTCCTTTCTTGTGTCTTCTCATCACATCTGCAACATACTCATCATATTCGTTCCTGTGTCGCTGCCCGGCTCGGCGCTCCTCTCGCCACCGGAGATACCGCTCACAGGTATCGTGGCAGTTCGGTTCTATCCGTTTCCCCAGCCACCAGTTACAGTCGCCGCATGGCGGATATTTCATTTCTTATCACCTTCCTGGTTTCGCGCTGGGAACGCCTCCGGATGGCTTCTCCGGTACTTGCAGAATGTCTCTTTACTCAGCTGCTTCGACCCGTCCAGCCTGAGTTCCTCTACGATCTTATCCTCCGACCATCCTGCCTTCCAGAGTGCACTGGCTTTTCCGGTGTCCCAGGTTACCTTTCTGCCGGCATGCGATTTCTGTTTCGCCGCTTTAGGCTCTTTGCTGTTATTTTTTTCCACATCTGGCATTTCTTCTCCCTTGCCGGCCACCTGACCCGGCGTTTCGCCGACTGAGGGGGTAACGTTTTGGGTGACCCCTGAAAAGGTCTCAGCCCTGTCAACTGGCTGCAGCGCCGGGCTATCCTGCAGGGCTTCCCGGTACCAGCCTTCCAGAATCAACCCCTTAAGGTAGGCCGTCCTCTCTTCCGGCTTAAGGTCAGCGCATACCGCTTCGATCGTCATCAGTCGTTCTTTCATGCTCAGTAACTCCATGTGATCCTCCTGTTCGTTTACGCTCAGTAACTCCATGTGATCCTCCTGTTCGTTTACGCTTAACTTTTTTCGCTTTCGCTTCACTTTTTTCGCTTACGCTTCTCAGCCATTCGTATATAAACTGGGTACGTGGTACGTGGTTATCATCATTGTAAAAGCACTCCCCCCAAACAGGACACATATGACAATCCATCCTATCGCACAACCAATTCGCAAGCGTGCGTTCGTCCTGCGTAATCATTTCGAAGTTCGTCATTACTCTTCACCTCTTGTCACTAAGCCACCAGCTGAATACCTCTTCACCTGTTTTCCAGTTCGTTTCTAATCCAGCTTTATTGCGCTCTTCAATCATTCTTTCAAATGCTCTGAAATATAACTTTTTTATTTTAGGCCATCGATTAAGTTCATTTTTTTGTCTTGTTGACATGGGACAACCAACACATCCCAGCCGTTCAAATCCTTCATCATACAGTCTGCAATAGGGAATGTTATATTCGTGTATAAATTCCCACACATCGTCCGTGCTCCAGTCTATAATCGGATTCAGTATCCTTTGTGCTTTTGTCGGGCATATGTGTATTAGTTCCTGCGATGGGTTATCCGGGTCTAACATCTCTCTTTTGCAGGTTTTCGTGTCACCTAACTCCAACCCACTTCGGCCTTTCCGTTTTGCTGATTCTGCTTGTCTAACGCCCGTAACAACAAATCGTCCTTTCCCATTCCCTTCTTTAAGATACTGGCAACAATATCTTACGATTCTTGTCGGCGGCATCTTCTTCCGTGGTATTAAGTTCCACATTGTAACTACTTTTCCATCACGGTCTGTCGGATAGTCAAATATAACATCTTCAAACGTCTTCACAAACTGCACCAGCTCTGGTGGGTCAACCGATGTCACATTATAATGTGCATCATACTTGATACCGGCCATATCCATTAACGCCTTAACCGTTACGGAATCTTTTCCGCCTGAAAAGGCTAAATAGTAACCTTCTTCCGGCTCAAACGTCTGCAACCTTTCAATCGCCTGTTGTACTCTATCTTTCCCGTAGATATTCATCTGATGCAACATAGCTAATCACGATCCTCCCGGCTTTCAATCAGCTTTTCCTTTTTGATCCGATCCCGCCGCCTTACAAACGCCTGATATTCAAGCGCATAATCAAGCCACTTGTTACAATCCCTGTAGCAGTCCAAATATACCCGCTCTCTTCTGCAATTTCCGCAGGGCGGAGTCGGCGGCACCAGATTGTACTCACTGCATTTTCTTATCTCCAACATTTTCTCCTTTCATCCTCATTAACTCGTTGCTTATCTCTCTAAAAATGTCGGTCAGGATGCCCTCCTTGCTTTTAAGTAATTGATCAGTGCATCTTGCTTTACATTTTTCCCCTCCAGAGCCTGCACGACTGCCTCATCCACGGTATCCTTTGCAATCATCCGATAAATCAGGACCGGCATCTTTTGCCCCTGACGATACAGCCTCGCGTTAGCCTGCTGATATAGCTCCAGGCTCCAGGTAAGCCCGAACCACACAATGATATGCCCGCCGTCCTGAAGATTCAGGCCGTGACCGATTGACGCAGGATGCGCAATCAGAAGTTTAATCTTCCCATCGTTCCAATCTTGGATATCTTTCTGGCTGTTGATCGTCCGTGGGCCATAGCTTTTAAACTTTTCCTTCAGTCTCGCCATGTCATGTCGGTAGCTGACGAACACCAGCACCGGATCGCCCTGTGCAGCTTCCAGAATCTCGGACAACGCCTCGATCTTTGCGTCATGCAGATGCGTGACGTTTCCGTCGTCATCATAGACAGCGCCGTTGGACAGCTGCAGAAGCTTTCCCGTGACGGTCGCCGCCTGGAAGGCTGAGATCTCGGAGCCGTCAAGTTCCAGAATCTTGTCTCGTTCCATCTGCTTATAGCTTTTCATGGCGTCGTCTGGAAGTGTGATCGGAAGATCGATCACACGCTTATCCGGAAGATCCAGATAGTCACTGGTCTTCATGCTGACGCAGATGTCGGAAAGCTTTTTCTGGATCTCTTCCGCAGCTCCCGGAAGAAGCGACCAGTCATAGACGACGTAACCGTTATGCCGTCCCGGGCGGAAGTACTGACTCCGGTAAGAGGTAATCGTCTTTCCAAGTCTCTTCCCTCGATCCAGGAGATAAACTTCAGGCCACAGATCCATATAACCATTAGGCGCGGGCGTCCCTGTCAAACCCACTACTCTTTTGATCAGAGGCCGGACCGCTCGAAGCGCCCGGAAGCGCTTTGCTCTTGGGTTCTTGAAGCTGGAGAGCTCATCGATCACCAGCATGTCGAACGGCCAGCCCATGTGCTCATCGCTCAGGTAATGCACCAGCCAGTCGACATTTTCACGGTTGATCACGTAAATGTCCGCGTCATGCTTCAGCGCAGCCTTGCGCTCTTTCGCAGGACCAAGGATCCGCTGAACCTTCAGGTCCTTTAAATGGTCCCATTTATCTTTTTCTCGGGTCCAGGTATCCAGGGCCACACGAAGCGGTGCCACAACCAGGACTCTGCTGATCTCAAAGGTCTCATACATCAGCTTCTTTATGGCTGTGAGTGTGCAGACCGTTTTTCCAAGGCCCATGCCAAGCAGCAGGCCGCAGTACGGCTTTTCCAGGATAGTGTCAATCGCATACTGCTGATACGGATACGGCTTAAACTCCATGACCTTCTCCTCTCAGATCCGCGGTCAGAATATTGACGAGGTTCTGAGCCCCGTCCATGCCGTAAACCACAAAGACCTTTGCTTTACATTTCTCCAGTCGGCAGCCCTGCCTGATCTGCTGGGGCGACAGCCTGCCGTGTTCATCTTTCAATTCCACGAACCAGACTCTTCCGTCCGGAAGAACCAGAAGTCTGTCCGGCACACCCGCGTTTCCCGGTGATGTGAACTTATAATAAAGGCATCCGAGTCGTCTGACTTTATTTCCGAGCCACTGCTCAACATAACCTTCCTCTCTCAACTTAAAGCACTCCTTTCTCAGGCCTTTCTTTCCTGTGCAACCCTGAAACCAGACACTGCTCAAAACTATATACACTTTTCAGTTATGTGTTGCTTTTCTTCACATAAGGCGTTTTATGTGATGGTTATGTGTATACGCGTATATATAGTGTTTTTTATATATTTATAGGTAATTTTGGTTTCACTGGTTTCAGCACCTTTCTAATGGCTAAATTTCAACGCTTTCGACTGAAACCAGAATTGCTGTGCTCTGGTTTCGCCGGTTTCGCTGGTTTCAGATGAAACCAGATTGAAACCAGATTGAAACCTACTTTTTTATTCCGCTGGTTTCACCCTCATCCAATATTTCTGGTATCCGTATATCGGGAATCTCCGACCCTTACCTGTATTTTTCCACTCCGGAAGTTTGGAAATTATTGACGTAAGTGCATAGCTGTCTGCTCTGGTCATACGGCTCATCGGCTGCCCGAGTGCCTCTGTCCAGATTTCCTGCATGCAAACATACCGTCTTGGCGTCGTGCCTGGCAGCACTGGATCATCAATCTGGAAGTCATCCTCGACGCTCTTTCCCTCCTCTTTTTCAAAGGCATCCAGGATGTCATCATCCAGGTGGTCTTCGATGTACTCAAGTCTTCGGTCCAGATCATAGGTGTCCCAGTCTGTCGGAAGATCCATATCTAAGTACGCACGGATTCTTCCTTCTCTCGGGTCAAATTCAACGGAGTCTTTCTGCATCTGCACTGCCGTTTCTGCGTCATCTCCGGTCAGGATCAGTTCCTCGTCCTTTTCGAGGATCAGGACCTCCGCCCAGATCTGATCGATCTCTTCCTGAGCGATCTTGTATGGCGGGTAATCCTGATTTCCGTAAACCCTCACCGGCCAGAATCTTCTTCCTCCGGTGATATCCCGGAGGAATCCGTCCTCGGCATTCGTTGTGCCGATGAAGATGCACTGCCTTGGATGGCTCTCCACTCGCTTTCCATAACTTGCGCGGTACTTGTCATCCGTGCGGCTTAGGAATGATTTCAGCGTTTCCACGTCCATTTTCCGCATGCCGGAAAGCTCTGGTATTTCGATAATCCATTCGCCCTGCAGCTTTTCTGCTGCTGTTTTATCCCTGGTATCCGCCAAGCTCAGGTTGTCTGTGAACCACTCGCCGCCGAGCTTGGCGGCTATAGTGCTCTTTCCGATGCCCTGCGGGCCTACCAGTACAAGCGTATAATCAAACTTGACTCCCGGGTGATATATCCTTCGCACTGCGGCGCAGAGCGTCTTCCTCGTGACAGCCCTTGTGTAGCTGCTGTCCTCTGCCCCTAAATACTTGATCAGGAGCGTCTCAACTCTCGGTACGCCATCCCACTTTGGCAGGTGCTTCAGGTACTCCTTGACCGGATGGAATTTCTGGCTGTCCGTGCAGTCTGTAAGGGCTGTGCTGACTTTTGTGTGCGCAAACTCCGCATAGTTCTTGGCCATGTAGACCTCAAGATGCGCGTCGTCTGCGTCTCTCCAGTACTGATCGTGCTCCCAGGGTACTTCTCCGGTGATTTCGATCTGCCCCCGGAAGGCGTTGTATCGGATTGACCGGAAGATCGGGTCATTGCTCATGATGATCTTGGCATTGTTCAGCGTCGGCTGAACTCCTGCCTTGCCCTGTGAGAGCTTGCGCGTCCATGAGCGGTCCTCTTCATCTTTCTCCTTCAGCTCTTCGCTAAAGTCTTCATTGATTTCTTCCTGCCGGTCTTTGATCCTCTGCATTTTGCATCTGTCATCGTTATAGCAGAATTCTGTCATCGCTTTAAAACTCGGAAGCTCTCTCGGATCCGTGTCGTCCAGGATGACTTTGTTTTTATCCTTGTCTCCAAAGAGATGGATCCTCACCAGATCAAAGGCGTTGCAGTCCTGCCCGCTCGCGGGGTCTGTCCCATGATTGGAGTAGGCAAACTTGTCATCGTAGATAACCAGTCCCGCGGTAGTTGATCCGGGGATATATGTCCAGCGATCATCCTTTCCAGTTGGCGCATACACCTCGGGGAGATGGGTTTCAATTGCTTCCTGGATTGGGTAATACGCCCGGCAGAACGCTCCGACGATTCCTTTTTTAAGGAGCGGATCACTCTGCTTTTCCCCAATCTTATGCGACCGCTTTTTCGCTGTCCTCTCTGACTCCGGCCAAAAGGATTCGTCCTTCCAGTCTTCGTAGAGGACAAGTACACTGTCCGCATTAAGAAACGGAGCATCTGTGTATTCAAACGCATAGGGCGCGTCTGCCGGATGCGAGGGCCAGTACATAAGACGATTGGTCTCATAGGTCGTATCATCAAATTCTTCGATGCCGATCTGCTCTGCTACCTTGCGGCTGATTGCCCCGTACTCATCCGGGGTGACGTCTCTGTCAAGCGGGATCAGCAGGCGGTATCTTTGATGATCCGGGCGATGGCTGTGTGTGCTGTAGACGCACCAGGCAAAGTCACTGGTCATCCGGATATCGTCCAGGAAGGACTCTGACGGATAGTCCGCATCCAGAGTCAGAATGCTGCGCACTCCGACTCTTTCGATCTTGCGTCTTCCGCCTTTGAGTGATCCTCCGACGAATCCGCCGATGTCCTTGGTGTTGTCTTTCTGGGCCTTATTAAAGGCACTGTACTCCGCCATGCTCTCCGGCGTTACTGTAGGAGATTCGAGCTTCTTGACCAGCTCGCTCCAGTAGACTTCCTTGTTCTTCCAGACCTTGGAGTTACAGCTCTGCCCCACTGCGATGCTGATCTTTCGGTCATGCTTTAACCGGATCCTGTGATCATCTAAGTTAACGACATTCTCATTCAAGCTCTTCCCTCCTTTCCTTTAGTCTTTTTTGTAATAATCTGTGACATAGCCGTCTCCTTTAAGCGGCAGTCCAGGCGCCCAGGGAATTGGCTGCGCCATGATAGCATTGACCTTTCCCAGCGCGTCCTTGTCTTCTTTCGGGCAGTCAATGATCATCTCATCATGGATATGCATGACAATGTCATATCCCGCCTCCGTTACCCGCAGCATGGTGAGCCCCAGACAGTCCCGGGCAAAAGCCTGCGTGATGTTCTCTACGAGCTTTCCTCCGTAAGTTTCTAAGTCCTGCCATTTGCGTGTTGTCTGATTCTGGCCTTTGTAGATCAGGTTTCCAGCCTTGTCGCCCGGCCGTGGGTCTATGTAAAAAAGTCTGCGTCCGCTTGGCAGTTTGATGGAGAGGAAGCTGATAACATCATCCACAGTCTTGCAGTCAAAGCGAAGTGCGGACCTGCCATGCGCCAGGGGAAGCACTTGACTTCTTCCTGTCCTTACGCTCTTCAGCGCGGCGGTCTCAACGTCTTTCCAGAGTTTCAGTGTTCTCGGGCGGGACTTTCGCCAGCGGTCCAGTATGGATGGGAGCTCGTCCTCAGAGAGCCCCATCTTAAGGGCACCCATGTTGATCAGAGCACCGACTCCCCCCTGATAGCCACATGCCAGCGTAGTAACCTTCCCTTTCTGTCTTAACTCGCCGTTGATTCCGTGCTTTACCACGGGCACTCCAAACATTTGACTGGCCGTCGCGCAGTAGATGTCTCCGCCACTGCGGAATACATCCAGTACCCAGTCCTCTCCTGCGAGCCAGGCAAGTACGCGGGCCTCGATTGCGGAGAAGTCAGAGACCACGAAGGTCCTTCCTTCCGAAGGGATAAAGGCCGTGCGCACCAGCTGACTCATTGTGTCCGGTACGGATCCATAGAGCATATCGATCATCTCCGTGTCGCCTTCCTTGGCAAGCTGGCGGGCGACGTCCAGATCAGGGATGTGGTTCTGCGGAAGGTTCTGCAGCTGCAGCCCCCTGCCTGCCCATCGTCCGGATCTGCTTGCTCCGTAGAACTGGAAGCATCCTTTTGCCCGGTCATCAGAGCAGGCCATGTCGAGCATTTTCTGGTATTTTTTCACCGACGTCTTAGACATCTTCTGCTTCAGCTTTAGCGCTTCCCGGATGTCAGGATCTCTGCAGGTATTCAGGTACTCTTCGATGTGCGCCTTGTCCAGGGATTCTGTTGGGAAACCTTTTTCCGCCATCCATCCTTTAAGTTGTGGGACTGATTTCGGATTCTGCAGTCCAGTCAGGGCCTTTGCTTTCTGCAGCACCTGCTTCTGATACTCGGTGTCTTTCTCCACTATGGTCTTTGCCATCGGAAGATCCAGCCGGACTCCCCGGTCATTGATTCTCTGGTCAAGTGCCCAGAGCTTTTTTTCATCGTCCGGGATCCTGCAGTAGCTGAGTTTCTTCCGGATCGCTTGCTCTGTAACCACATCCCTTCTGTTATACTCGATGAACTCCGCCCATTTTTCAGGGTCAGTCTCTTTGGTGTTCTGCGACCTCATGCCGTTTGCTTTTGTTCTTCGGCATGGCTGGCAGAAATACCGGATCAGAGCTTTTCCTGTTTTAAGCTTCTGCTCATCTTCCGGCAGGCCGATGGCGGATCCTACCGCGTCAAGAGACCGCGGGAAGCCAAGATACAGCGCCCTGATCATAGTGTCGTCCCACTCTTCCGGCGGGCAGTAGCGCCCGAAGTATTGAGCGAGACAGGTCCTTTCGAAGTTAGCGTTATATGCAGTCTTCAGGACTCCTGGATCGTAGAGCATCTTTTCAAATTCTGAAGTATCTGCATCGGGCTCGGTTAGATCGATGACGGAGACATCTCCGCCATCAATGCTGTAACCGATCAGGAGGATCGTAAATGCCGGATCCTCTGCATACTTATAGACTCCGACGTCTGCGAGTTTTGCCGCGCTGAAGGTCTCGATATCGATTCCTAAAGTCGTCATACCTTACTCCTTAAAATGGTGAGTCAATGCTGAAATCATCGTCTTCCGAGAACTCAAAATCGTCATTGAAGTCATCCTCTGCGGAAGCGGCTGCACCGCCAAGGCGCTGATCATCTTTCAGCTTCTGGACGTTGTTCAGCCCGACCGCGACACCCTTGTTTCCGTTTACGGAGTACGGGTAGAAGTTTACGCTGACTCTTCCCCAGCATCCGGAGTACACCTCATCAGGATCCAGAATTTCGTTGCAGTCCTTGTCCACGATGCCCGGCTTTCTGTCGCTCTTGCAGTTGAAGAAGTACATCCCCTTGTACTCTGGCGCTTCGTCTGCTCTTTCTTCGTCACCATCACGCAGAGGCATGTGCAGGTTCGAGGGCTTTTTACCGTTGAACTTTGTGCTGATTCCTTCCTCCGCAGCGGATTTCATCGCCGCCTGAATTTTTTTCAGCGTCTTTGTGTCCTTTTTAGGAACCAGTACGCAGAGGCTGTACTTCGCGTCTGTTCCTTCTGTGAAGCTTCTCTTGCTGAAAATCTGTACATAGCTGAGTCTTACCAGTCCAGTTACTACCTTTGTTGTTGCGTCTGCCATAATTAATCCTCCTTAAAATCTTCTGCTGCTTCTTTAGTTCTATTAAGAGCCGGGCGCTTGTCACTCTCTGGGACCAGCACTGGCTTTCCTTCTGGTTTATCGATGTAATTTCCGATCAGTTCCTCAAACCTTTTCTTTCCAAGGAGCTTCTGCATTGCGGTTACGCCGAGGAGCTTCTTTTTATAGATCTCTTCTTCCTTGTAACCCTCCGCTGTCAGGGTGTCCCTGATTTTATTCTCGTCGGTGTAAATTCTGTTTGACCGGCCTTCTACCAGTTTCCAGCCAGGGTAGTCAATTCCGTCATCCACGGCGGATTTAAGCGCATAATTTTTGACATCGCTTGCCCAGCGGACAAGTTCATCGGCCTTGCTTAATACATCTGCAATCTCGTCACCCGTCAGCTGCGGCGGATCCTTAAATTCATACTGCGTGAGTTTCAGATTTTCTTCCGCTCTTGCTCTGCAGGTCGCCTGGGCCTTGCAGAAGCGGCACTGTACTTCGCCAGGATGGAATTCTCCCTTGCAGGAAAGTGCCTCTTCGGCAGCAGGCTTGACCTTTTCTTCCGCCCACTGCTTAAGCTCCCCGATTGAGAGCTCCTCCGTTGAGATGTGATCGAGTCTCGGCTGGATAATCGTCATCCGGACAGACTTGATGTCATAGAGCATGTCCCACTCGGTCACTGCTCCGATGCCGTAAAGTCTGAGCTGAGGGTTGCCTACAGCATCAATCCGGACTCCTTTTCCGTACTTAAGGTCTATGATCTGTAACACTCCGTCTGCAATGATGACCACATCGCCTGTGCCAAAGCCTCCAGGCACGTACTCAGAGAAGTCGAGTCTCTGCTCAGATTCCAGAATTGCATCAGGTGTATCCTTTTTAATCTCATTGAAGATCTCCCACACCTGATCTGCATAGGAGCGGATGCAGTCATCCATCTCCTTGCAGTAGTACTGGGACTTCTTGATCGCTTCATACTTCCGGTTAAATTCGGTCTTTGAAAGCACTCCGCTGTTGTACTTGATCATGGCTTCCGCCAGGCTGTGGGCAACGGTCCCTTCCTGCGCTGCTTCTGATGATCTGTCCGGGATATCCTTTTCCAGGCTGTAACTCCCCGGACAGGCTATCCAGCGATGGGCTCCGGAAGCAGACAGCTTTGCGTGTATATCAGGCATCGAAGACCTCCTCCGCTTTTGCGTAGAAATCAGCGTACTGCTCTTCCCTAAGATCTGTCAGGTTCTTAATTCCGAAGTCCTTGAAAAGGACCTTCATCAGATCCCTCTGCCCATCCTGCTTGGCCTTCGTCAGGCGCTTTCTGATGTCCGTGAGTTTGATCTTCTTCTCTGCCGGCTTCGCTTCAGCGATCCTGTTTTTTCTCTGCGGCGTTGAGGTAATTGCTTCTGGCACCTCTTTCAGCTCTTCCTTCTCCACTTCAACCGGCTTCTGCTTCGTTTTCACAGACTTTTCTGCTGCTTTCCGGACCTCTTCCCGGCAGGAGAAGGGATAGACAAGAGCCTGAATGAGACCCTTTGCCATTGCTTCGTCCGCCTCTGCGGCGGACATCTTGATCATTAATTCCATACAATCCTCCTTTATGATTTTGTTTTATCGTCAAGATCAAAAGCTCTTGCGGCATTGAGCAGTTTCAGATCCTGCTCTATTGTGTTTTCGGCTCCCAGGTCCTCCAGCGTCTTCAGCTGGAAACGGATGCGGCGGAGCATTTGGTCAGAGTCCATTCCCCCGGATGTGCGGCTTATTATCCGCAGGATCAGTGCGATCTGGTCCGCAAGGGTCTCGTTGGCGCCGTCCACCGTGATTGCTGCACCAAAGCTCGGTTTCCCATAATTTTCAAAACGTATCTTAATCATTACGCCCCCTATCTATTGCTGATGTGTCCGTACGCATGGTGCCCGTCGATCTCCCGGACTACTTCGTGCAGAATCGCCAACAAACTATTGCCGGTGACATTGATATGGTCCGTATGTCCACCGAAGTAATGGACCGTGACTGTTTCGATCGCCCCATACAGGTTGCTTTTTCGGTCGTATGACAGATAATTGACATCAGCCTCCACTGCGATAACCGCCATTGTTAACGTTTTTTCAACATACTGTTTTTTCTGTTCGTAGATATCCATGTTTTGTCCTTTTGTGGTATACTGTGACTATCGATTCCTTTTGGCCTTATCTGGACCCTGCAATATGCAGCATGCAGCGTTCCGATAAGGCCTCTTTTACGCTCTCAATTGGCCTTCCTCCTTTCCTCGTCCCAGATCTTCATAATGTCGATCCCGTGCTCCCGGAGGTCTGCTTCCAGATCGGTGAGTGAGACGTATCCTTCTTCTTCGCAGCAAAGCCATTCCACAATCGCCCGGGCAATCCGTTCCTCTCGGCGAACTCCGCCAACCTCGAGCCTGTGGAAATCTTTGTAGTGGGTGATCACACAGTCCGCAGCCACGATGGATATGAGCTGCACTATGCGATATCCCGCCTCTTTGGAGATCTCCTCAACCCGTGCCATCACCTGCTTGTCCGTCTCCTCTTTGATCATTGCCTTAAGCTGGCTGACGGTCAGATTGTATGTGGCCTCTTTCTTCCTCTGCGTTTTCTCTTTCTTCTTCCTTCCTGCGATCTGCATTTTTGCCTCCTACCAGGCCATCAATCCGGTGGCCCAGCCATAGACAAATGCCACGGAAAACCCGCCGAATACCAATGCCGCAAAAATCACGTAGGCGGCATCCTTTATTTTTTCGATCCGCTCCGGCCGGATCCGGTAGCGCTTTCCACGGAACCTAAACGTCATGTTCACGCCTTCTTTCTGGTAGATCCTCCAAATCTCTGATCCGGAAGGCCTTATCAATAATGGCTGAAATGCTGTACCCGTAGTCTGCAATGTCCGATCTTTCGGCTTGAAAATTATGCGGGTATCCAAGCTCCAGCAGCTCGTTGAGCAGAGCCCAGGCATATACTGACTGCATGAGCGTTGGACGCTGCTTCGCTTTTTTCAGCGGTTTTTTGTACCGGTCCTTAATTCTGTCGTATCTGATTTCCATGTCCTCACCTCTCTACCTCCTGCATAATTCGTCCCGCGACCTCTGGCAGGTAGTATCTCTTGCCCACTCGGGACACGCCGTGCACAAGCTCTCTGATCCTGTGCGGGTCCTTAAAGCCCAGCACCTGCGCCAGTTCTTTTTGGCTGATAAACTCCGCGCCTCCGGAGGCTTTCCGGAGTGCAGCGATTAAATCCTGCTTAAGCATGGCTATCACGCTCCTTTTCCTTTGCGCTCTCCATTCTTGTTGCGTTTACGCATCACCGTCCACAAAAAAAATTTGTTTTGGTGAGTCAATCTCCAAAAACTCGCACGTTTTTTGTATCTCTGCGCGAGTCCACTCGCTTCTGCCGTGGACCTTTCGCGTCAAAGTGGACGGATCGATACCTATGTAATCCGCCAGTTCCCCCAGGGTCTTACCTTTCAAGGCAAGAGAAGCGAGCAATCTTTTCTTGCTGAACATCTTCATCCCTCCTTTCTTATATCTTGTTGCGTTTTGTTGCTTTCAACAGTTCATACTGTAGCATATACGCAACAAATAAGCAAGCATATTTGCAAAATATTTTTGTGCAAATTCCGATTTGTATTGTATTTTCGCCAAAATTAGGTAAAATGTAGCCATAAGAAAATTGCGCAATATAATGGGAGAAACGAGATGAAAACGAACGAATTGATAAAGGCTCGCAGGCAAGAATTAGGTCTTACCATTAGAGAAGTAGCTGACAGAGTAGGCGTTGGTCCTAGCACTGTATCACGTTGGGAGTCTGGAAATATCGCAAATATGAGACGCGACAAAATATCCAAGTTAGCTAAAGTTCTTGATCTCGATCCGGATGTATTGACCGGATACGGGCATGCTTCTGATGCAGAAACGCAAAACGGATACTATAACGACAAAGATGTTGCCAGAATGGCAAACGAGCTAAAAGAACGCCCGGATCTGCGCGTTTTATTAGACGCATCAAGGGATTTAAGTAAAGATGATATGTTTGAATTGATAGATATAATTAATAAAATAAAGGATGGCACATGGAAGGAATAGAAGTAAGATTGATAGACTTGCCTACAAGCATTAGGGGCTTCACAGCATATTCAGAGGATGCGGAAGGAGAACCCATATTTACCATCGTTTTAAATGCCCGTATGGATAGGGCAACTCAGCTTCGCGCATACGAGCATGAGCTCATTCATATAAAGCGAATGGATTTCAGTCGTATGATTCCCGCGGATCGCATAGAAGCTGTAAGGCACGCAGCTTTATAAACAATATTACGTTTTTATCATGAAGGGAGAGCTTATCATGAACAACACTCAAATTAATCAGAATCAGTCTACACCATTGGATCAGAATAATCCGCCTAATCAATCGACCAAGAAAAATAAAGGCTGTGGAATTGGCTGCCTGTCCGTAATTATAGTCATCGCGGTAATAGTTGTGGCTGTCAATATCCTCGGTTCCGGTGGTAACTCAAAGGAGGACAAAATTGACAGCATCAAGGACGCTTTTAGCTGTAACAAAAAACTCGCTACCAGCATCTATAACGCTTCAGAGAAATGCGGCATGCACGCTGAGAAGCTGACCAGCGATGACGTTGAAAAGTCAGGTAAGTATCACTACATTGTTTCTGTATCCGATTATACAAATGTCATGCTTACCTATGGTAAAAATAAAGTCGATTCGATCATGACGGACGGAGGCGTCTATGTTTATACGCCGAAGAAGCAAAAACAGCTCAAGAATTACATGGTGGACTCTGACAGCTACGTGGAAGTCGAGACAGCTGCACAGGAAGCTGTGAAGGATCAACTTAAAGCTCCGGATACTGCCAAGTTTAAAGACCTGAAAGTCCAGAGATCCGGAAATACCTTTACTTTCACTGGTACCTTCTCGGCACAGAATTCTTTCGGAGCTCAGCTGACAGAGGCGTACTTCGGAAAAGCGAAGAAGGATGGAGATAACTACACAGTCACAGAGTGCACACTGGGCGAATAAGTTAAATTTCATTGCTTTAAAGTGAAATCTTTGCGACTAAGTTTAAAACTAACTTAAAACTAAACTTAAATTTGAACCACGTTGAACCATTTTGAACCAAACAAGCCCCATGATCGTACACGTTAGGACACGCTATGAGAGGAGGTAAGCTTATGCCGTCGAAGAAAAAGAGATACACCTTTACCTTTAATGGTAAACGCTATAGTGTTTTCGCCGCTTCGGCCAAAGAGGCAGGTCTGAGGATAGCAGAGAGGCAGAAGGAGCTGGAGACAGAGAGTAAGAGCAGGTCCGGATCGCAACTGGTAAAGGACTGGGCACTGGAGTGCATAGACACCTATAAGACCAATCTGCGGCCTAAAGTAAGGCGTGACTATGTGGATCTCGTGCGTCACTGCATCCTGGAGCCGATCGGGGATCTGCAGCTTAAAGCGGTGCAGCCGATCGACTGCCAGCAGTGCCTTAACCGCCTCTCTGGGATGTCCAACAGCTACATCAATGCCGTCTTCCAGGCGCTCCATTTTATCTTTAAATACGCGGTGATCAACGGACGCATCAGCACGGACCCCACAGAGGGCCTGATCAAGCCTACAGGCACCCGTAAAAAGCGCCGGGCACTTACTCCCGAGGAACGGGAAAAAGTCCTTGCCACGGCTCCCCAGCGACGCACGTGGTGGGTCTACCTCTTGATGATGCTCTGCGGCTGCCGTCCGGGAGAGGCGGCGGAGTGCAAGGGCTCTGACCTGGAGACCGTCATGTCTATGTCCGGTGATCCGGTCCATATCCTGCACATCCGAGGGACCAAAACTAAGGCCGCTGACCGCAGAGTGCCTGTGCCGGATGAGCTGTATGACCTGATCAGGGGTGTGCCGGCAGAGGAGTATATCTCTGTCACACGTAGTAACAGCAAACACGGCCAGAACTGGTCCAGACATTTCCGAGCCTTTTGCAGGCATGCTAAGATCACAGCTGATGATCTCTCGGCTTACAATCTCCGCCATGAATATGGTACGGAGTGCGCAAGACGTGGTCTGGATGTGCGTGTTACGATGCGGCTCATGGGGCACTCCAGCATCAAGATGACAGCGGAGGTTTATACCAACCTGGAAGACTCCGACGTACTGACCTCAGTGTCCACGCTCCGTCATGCCAGATCTGGTGTGCACCCTGATAACTCATCAGATCAGGACGTGCACCCGCCTGTGCACCCGAAGGCCAGAGAGGTTGGAAACGCTTGATTTCATCCTATGTGACAACCAGAAGGTCACAAGTTCAAGTCTTGTATGGGCCACTTCGAATGTGAGCCTGTATGCGTTGAAATTTCAATGCGTACAGGCTCACTCTTTTTATATTCTTCTGTTAGATGGCTTTAACAAAAAGGAGAAAATCGGGGCAAAAAGGGGTCTGATGTGTGCACCCACCTGTGCACCCGAATCCAGCAAAAACACAGGACGTCGCTCAGACAAATGAAAATAATATAAATAAATTATTCTATTTTATATTGACTTTATTCAAACTCATGCTATAATAGAGATACAAGGTAAGGTAAGGGAAGGGAAAATAAGGAGAACACCATGAAACTTACAAAAGATAACATTGTGAAGGTCATGAACGATAATAATGGATACGAATTCTTCGGGCTTAGACATGATTCTCATGTTTATGAAATCGGTGAAGAAGTTAACCGGAGCCATCAGTGGTATCAGGACGATCCTTCCGAATGGGGAGAAGATCTTCCGTACAATGAAGAGCTGGGCCTCTGGGACGGCGGAGAGCTTGACGGAACATGTGCGGTAGAAGTGACGGAAGGCGGAGTAGAAAAAGCGATGAAGGCGGCTAACGGATACGACGGTGGCCATATCTATCTGATCGCAAGTTGTGATGCATGGGGCGGAAACGACTACATGGAAGTCATCATGTCGGACGCAGTTGTTGTTGCAGCATTTGAAGCGTAGAAAGGAAGGACAATTATGAAGAAGGTTATTAACGGCAAGCTCTACAACAGTGAAACGGCGAAGCTGCTGGGTGAGGATAGCTACAGCCACCCTGGGGATCTCGCCTACTGGAGCGAGGAGCTCTACCAGAAGCGCACAGGAGAGTATTTCCTTTACGGCGAGGGCGGGCCGATGAGCCGCTACGCACAGACCACCGGCCAGAATGAGTGGTCCGGAGGCGAGCAGATCCAGCCGCTGACAGTAGAAAACGCTCGCCAGTGGGCGGAGCAGCATCTGTCCGCAGATGAGTATGGGTCAATTTTCGGCGAGATCGCTGAAGACGACAGCAAGAAGAACGTGACTTTTAGCATTGCTCAGGATGCCATTGAACTGCTGGCCCGCATGGCAGCGGAGACCGGAAAAACCAGATCGGAGCTGGTCGAGGAGATGATCAGAAACTGCAAATAAAAAAGAGCCGGAGCGAATCGCCCCGGCTCGTATTAATTTTTGAGATAATCAAGGATCCCCTTGGCCATCTGCACGCCGATGGTCTTAGCCTTTTTGTGCATCAGAGCATTATCGGCCTTGATCGATCCAACCTCAAAAATGCACGCCGGACACAGCGTCGCGTTGAGCTCATACAGATCAGTGCGCTTGCACACACCCCTCGTTTTCGTGCCCCTGATCCGGAGCACCCTTCTGTTCATGGCTGCGGCCAATTTCCGGCCATCGGTGGACGTGTACAACGGGAGAGTGCCGGAGGGTGCCTTATCATAGTCGCAGTGGACCGATACGTAGAGCTCCGCCCTTGCCGAGTTGGCCCACGTGACATCTGCAACCATGTTGCGATTATTACCGTGATCGGCATCACTGAGCACCTTAACCCCGTGCTTACGCAGATAGGCAACGCATGCCTTTGTAATCGGCAGCATCATCTCCGCCTCAGTGTCTCCCTTATAGGTACAGCCACTATCCCACACGCCATTAGTCATGGTGCCGTGGCCGCAGTTAATCGCTACCTTGTGTGCCATTACTCCTCACCTCCCTTGCTCGTTGACTCAATGATGTCCTCGTCTGTCACGCTCTCATCCTTGCGCTCGATGTCATCTCTTGAGGCATCCGCCTCTGCATATGCCGCAGCATCCAGCTCAGGCAGTCCGGCGATGCTGGTAAGCAGGCTCAAAATTGCCGCCAGCACAGATGCCGACAGCACCATCCGCCAGTCTACGGATTCGAGTGCCGCCGCCGTTCCGATTGTGGCTACTGCAGTCTGCGCCAGCGTTTTGATCGCCCTAATTCCTGCCGCTTCAATCCATCTCTTTTCTTTCAAATCCTATTCCCTCCCTAATTGCATCTAATTGATCGCCAGTACTCCGTGTCCCGGCGTTCCGCTTCCGTTTCGCTGATCAGCTCCAGATTTTTAACATCTTTCCAGATTTTCTCACCGGTGCCGTTTCCTCCCATGCTGAGGTACGGTACAGCAAAGCGCTCCAGGTTATCCAGCTCTGATTTTGTGATCCCTTTTCTCCTGAGATACTGCCCGCCGAGATACCATATTCTGTCGTGGGCGATGCCAAGGATCAGCTTCTGCTCGTCGGACAGCTTTTTCCTGTGCCTTCCAATTTCAAATTTTAAGAGTTCCCACAGCCCCGACCCACCTAATACGGCGCACAGGAGCTGCCAAAAATTATCACTCATAAATCCCTTCTTTAAAATACAAGAGCGGGGCTTTTGTCCCGCAAGTTGTTAAGCTGTAGCTTCAGTGTCCTTTTTGACTGCGTAGCCGTCTGCTCCGATCTCATAGCCGTCTGCTGTCAGCACGGCATCAACGTCATCTTTAAAGGCTTTGGCGTATCTTGGAATTTTGAAAAATGCGTTGTAGTTGAGTCTCCGCGCTTCGACCTGCATGCAAATATAAAGTACCATAATGGCTCCTTTCCGGCGCTACTGCGCCTTAGCGTCTGTAGTAGTAGTGGATGTATCGTCAACAGCGGAAGTGTCCGCTGAGGACATCAGAATGTAATTGATTGCGTCCTGCGTAGCCTGCAGCTGTTCCTGCAGGTCCTGGATCGCTGAGCTTTCTTTCGGTTTAAATTCCTGGCGCATTAAATCACCCCCAGACTAATTGCGCTGATACTGATCTCTCCTGTGGCCTTGCCTGCAGTGATTCTGATCTTGACTGCAGCGGACCACTTGTCGGCTGTCTTGGAGTTGTTGTTAAAAGTGTGAATGGAGTCAGGTGTGTAAGACTCCCATGCTGGAGAGGCATCCTCAGCATTGTTGCAAACCCACATCTCCGCAGTCGCCTTGCTGTCAATGCTATCCTGAAGGAAGACGCTGATGCTGGTCGGCTGGCTATCGAGGTCATATGGCAGAGTCTGCACCTCCAGGACGTTCCCGATCTTGATCCTGATAGCCGGTGAGTAGGATGGTGTCAGAGATCCTGCGTCTGTAGAAACTGCCCTCACATAGACCTCTGTCCCCAGGGTCTGTCCGGTGACTTTGATCCGGATGCGCTTTCCAGCATCATCATTGGTGACCGTCTCTGCGCTTTTCCAGGTGTTTGTCGAGGTGTCATAAACCTCTGCTCCCGTGTACTCTTTGACGGAGGCAAAGTCCGAAGAGGCTGAGACCTGCACCTTGAGCGTCTGTGCATCCTTTTCTGCGTCAGTGCCGGTGACTATTTCTGTGTAAAATTCTGCAGGCTGCCTGAGTCCTGTCACCAGATTGCTGATGGTAGGCGCTGCAGCAGATGAGTTGGTCTTGTTAAAGGTATACGTGGCCGTAGTTGCTGCAGCGTTGCTGTCAGTCACTACGACCTTAATGGTATGACTGGCGAGTGACAAGGAGGCCCAGTACTTGCTAAGATCAATCGTGTGTGACGCGTTCGCGGTGCCGGAAAAGGTCTCAATCTGCGAGTTATCAAGCAGGATGCTTCCGGTCATACTGTCGCCATCGCTGTCAGTCGCTGTTACCGCAATTTTAAATGCAGCCTTACAATCGCCGTAATCCTTACTTTGTGGCGAAACCACAGGGGCAGTGTTCAGGATTCGGAGGGCGGGCCGCCACCCGTAGTAATAGTTGTAACCGTAGTGGTAATTGCTACCCCAGTAGCGCGCGCCGATGTAGCCACGGAGCGGCCTATAGTCAGAACCGTTTGAAGTTTCCGTCTCACTGCACCAACTGTAACATCCAGCCCAGTGCCAAAGTGCCCCATTCGCAGAAGTATAGTCGGCAGACGCTAAGTTAGTATCCAGATCTGCGGAGTTTGGCTTTGGCAGTCCGCTGATATTACCGAGACCTCCGATATAGCGATCCCACTGATTGGATGTATCCGAAGAGGACGTACCTCCCGTCAACATAAAGAGCTCATACTTTGCGCCGTCAATGGTGATGGTCTTTCCGCTGCCTTTTTTACCGCAGTATCCTAAAGCGTTGAGTCGGTCCCATGTAATATTTACAACCAAATTACGGTCGCAGATCAGGAGCCTGTCTGATCCGTCATTGACCTCGACCCATCTAAGCTTATATGCATCAGAGCTATCTGTGTTTCCAATCGTAATTGCAGTGCTGGTGCTGTTATTGTTATTGTAGATATTACCCGCGGAAGACTGTCCATCAGGGGTACTGTCAGGTCTCCACGGCTTAGTTGGATAAGGCTGCTTGCTTCCACCGCAGTAGAGCGTTCCAAGTTTGATGATATCGCCTGTAGCCATGCTTTCTCCTTTCCACTAAAAAAGACACTCCTAAGAGTGCCTCTTTCCAAATTTCCAATTTTTATCCTCTACCTTGACGTAGGGGTACTTAGCAAAAATTTTATTTGCAAGGTTGTAACTGTTGCTGTGCCTTGCGTGTCCGAGCCAGCTATTCACAGACTGTTGGACTGCCTTCTCATCGATTAAGCCTTCTTTGAGCTTTCTGTCCATTGCCTTGATCCGGCGCTTCATGGCGCGCTTGCTCTGATCTCGGACTAATTTATGGTCCGTGTAGATTTTAAAGCCTAAAGTGTTGATCCCCTGCCGGATCGGATAAATCTGTGTCTTCTGGTTAAACTTCAGATGCAGGCGATCCTGGACAAACTTCCTCATCTTAGCAAGGATTGCCTTGGCTGTCTGCTTGTCCCTGACGACGATTGTGATATCGTCCATATACCGGACGTACCATTTAAGCCCCAGATATCTCTTGCAGTATTGATCGACCTCGTTGAGATAGATGTTGGCAAAGTCCTGAGAGGTGACGTTTCCAAGCGGGATGCCCCGATCACCCTCCGGACTGCTGTCTACGATCATATCTAAGAGCCATAGAAAGTCAGCTTCCTGCTTCGGTATCTTTTTCCGGTAAATCCGTTTTAAGACATCCCGGTCGATCGAGTAGAAAAATTTCTTCACATCGGCCTTGATGATATAAGGATCATCGTACATATAAGCAGCTGTCCGCATCATGTGCTGGATCCGGTCTACTGCCTTATGCGTGCCTTTACCCTCAAGGCATGCGTAAGAGTCCTTGATAAAGACAGGCCTGTAAATTTCCTGCAGCACTAGATGCGTGGAAAACTGCACCAGCTTGTCTATGGTGTGAGGTGCATGCACCAGACGCGCTTTCGGCTCGTAAACGTAAAACTCGATGTATCGTCCAGGTCGCCACTTCTTTTCCTTAAGGGCTTTCCACAGCTTCGCCAGCCAGTACTCTTTTGCGCTGGCCAGACGGAAGGACCCAGTCTTATACTTTCTGGATCCCAGCTGAGTCTGCTTATAGGCTCTTTTTAAGTTGTCATAGTCATAAACCTGTTCATAAAATGTCGGCATAAAGGCATACTCTCCAGTCTTGGCTTTATGTCATTACTCTTGTGTTTACGCATTGCGAAGGATTACCGCTCCCCTATCTGACTTTTATCAGTCTGCCAGGCAAGCCGTAGCCGGCCTGGTCAATCGTGCTTATCACTCTGATACTCTCGATAGCGCGGGCCGCCACCCGTTGTTATTGTTGTAATTGTTGTGGTTATTGTTATTCCAGTTGCGCGCGCCGATGTAGCCACGGAGCGGCAGGCAAAACAGCAGTAACCCTATAGGTCCTATCTTAAGGACCGCATCAGCCCTCCGCAGATTCTTCCAAGCTCAGCAAGGCAGGACTGCAGATACCAGGCCTTTTTCTCTGTGATGTATTTCTGGTCTCGCGCCACATTGAAAAGTACCTTGAGATACTGGATCTCTGCGTCTATCCGTCTTAAGTACAGCATCTTCTCTTTCTGCATCGCTGTCTTATACAGCGCGCAGTTCCTCAGGATTCGGTAGTGGGCCTGTTTGATCTCCTGACACAGCGCAAATTTTTCTGCCTGCGGAAAATGCTTAAGCATCGGATAAATTATGGTATTGAGCAGTATCTCGGTCTTTTTCTGCAGTTTGAGCGTAAAATCATCCATTATCATGCACCTCACAGCCACTTATATTATCACACCCCCCCTTTAAATGTAAACTGCTCCGGAACCAAAAGATCCGGAGATCAGCTTGACATCGCTTGCGGCATCGATCGTGTCCACCATGATGCACTTGTAATCAGAGGAGTCGATCAGGCTCTGGATCCGGAGTTTGAAGACTGTCCTCGTGATGTCTCTGTGCAGGTGCCCGACCAGGTTAAGAGTCTGTTGATTGATCTGATCGGTGGCTGCATCAATCATGCTCTGCGCAGTTGACCGGGAGATCCAGGCAGTGCCGTCCACTGTGATGTTTACCGACGATGCACTGGCGATCGCCAGCACGATATCCTCGGTGATGCTGATCGGATATTTGCCGTCATATGCAGGGATTGTCTCCCCGGAGTCCGTTGCATAGGACGCGGCAAAGATGATACTGCCTTTGTCCGGATCTGCCGCATAGATCGCAGACTCTGTCCACTGATAGGCAGCAGTTGTTGCGGCTTTGTTGTCCACGTCTACCGTCAGATGGACTCCGGTGTCATCCGGAAGTGCAGAGACGGACCCAAAAGTAAAAGAGTCCATCTCCTTTTTTAGCGAGGTCAGCCCTGCAATATCAGCGGCTGTCAGCGTTCCGGATCCGATTTTAAAGCTGATAAGCTTAAGAGCAGTAGTGCCGGACATCACCTTTTCAAGCAGGGTTTCACCCGCGTTGGTTAGAATAAAATCTGAAAAAGCCATTTAGCCCTCCCTTCTGATGATCTGAGATCTGATGATCTTCGTTTGCCTGATCATCCCGAGTCCGATAAAGCGGTCTTCTCTCATGAGGTCATAGCGATACACTTTTCTGAGGTGCGATCTGCAGTTCTTTGCGTCCTCTAAAGCGGTGTCAAAGGTGCCGATGTCTGCATCCGCTGCGGACTTAGGCACCCGGATGTCAAACTCATAAGGCTTTGCCGTGGGGTCATTTAGGTCCTTATACTCAACTACTCTTGTTCCGATACCGAAGATGGTCCTGGCAAGATCCTCTACCGTCCACTTTGTGCCAGCTCGCATGTACCAGAGCAGGCTGCTTTTGATTAACTCCCGCTTCTTCTGGGTCTCATACGTCTGGTCATAATGCTGCGTCCGAAGCTCTATAGCTAAAGCGTCCAGTACATCATCACTTGCATTGTCAATCGCAGGATAGATCAGGTCATACTGCATCAGATCCATGATCTTGTCCGTCTGGACTTTGAGTGCATACGAAAAAGCCTTGACTGCTGGTTCAGATTGTAAAGCTGGCGGGATAATGTCCGTTACCTGCAGGTCCTTTGTCTTAACCATTTACGATCCCTCCGTAGTTGACTGTGATCGAGTCTGCCACTGCCACAGCGGTCTTGTCGATCTGCGTGATTGTTGGCGACGTGACAGTGCACTGCACAGCCCCAACATCTCTTAAGAGCGCTGTCAGCTCTGACGGATCAATTGGTCGTCCGATCTGGGAGCACTGCCATGTCTGGTACTGCTCCACCGCATCTGCTACATCGTCTTGGATCGTCTCAGCAGCCTTTTCATCACTCTTTGCGATGTGATAAGTTAAAACAATATTGTAATTCGTGATGGCCGGATCCTTGACATAGACCGTATCCGTCAGCGGCCTGCTGTCGTCCGCAGACAGACTGTCATAGATCTGCTGCTTGATCTCATCACTTAAGAGCTGTCCGTCCTCTCCAATTACGTAGATGTCAACCTCTCCTGGGGTAGGTGAGAGCACCTGAGCGTCCTTGACAGCGCTGGAAAAGGCCAGAGCCTTTGTCCTGTACGCGTAGGTCGGGCCAGTTGTCGTATAAGTCAAAGGCGCATCATAAATTCGCTGTCTCAGATCATCATCGTCTTCGGCATCAGCTCCGCCGCTTGAGACATCGAGGTTCATCACGTCATCAACCCCGTCAATCTCATCAATCATCTCATTGATCTCGCTCGGCTGAAAGCCGTTTCCGATTGCTCCGGGAGTCTCACAGGTGGCTGTCACCTTTGCGATTCTCGAAGAGTTCTGCCCGCCGATTGCGGCTGTGCTGGTGATTGCAGAGAGGTTAGGGATGGTCAGCTCAGTCTCTGTCAGAGCGTTTTCTGCCGCCCCGTTGCCAACTTCCCCGGGCTCATCGGCTGCAGTGTCAATTGATATTGAGGTCTCTCCCGCTGCCAGCGTGGACTGTGTCGTAGCCCTGAAGCTATACACCCCGTCGGCGGAGGAAAACTCTGTACCCGCAGGGATCACGATATCAGAGCCGTAAGCAGAGCTCAGCGTGATTGTGACCGTTGAACTTGCATAAGTCGCGGCTTCGATCACCGCCTCCTGATCCGTTGTAAAATAGACATCATCCTCTCCGGTGACCTCTGTGCCTACAGGGATGGTGATATCGGCTGACGGCTCTTCCTCTGCCATAAACTGCAAGGTGCAGATTGCAGGGACAGCGTCATTTCTGGAGACGCCTTTAAGCGCGCCGAGATGATCCAGATATTCTCCGTAGGCGTATTTAAGGAAATTCATTTTCGCATTCCGATCGATCAGATTGACCATCTGATCTAAGATATCGGCTGCTGACAGGATGACTGCCCGCATCGGGTCCGTCCTTGTCAACTGGAAGTCCTTTCCGGTCAGCTCAGACATCTTCTCGCTGTAGTCAGCGATCATATCTGTCTCGATCGATTCCGCGGATATGCCATCCGTAAAATCGAGATCCGGAATGCCTTCCAGAACTTCGTCCAACGATTTACTCATCGCTTTCCTCCTCTATTAAATCGGTATCTGCTCCTCTTAGATAGATCGTGGGGAGGAGCTTGCCGTTGAGATCATCTCTACCCATCTCTACCCGGTCAAGCTCTACTCTTGGATCCATCGCAGGGATGACATCCTTAAGATCAGCCGCCAGCATATTGGCAGCAACAGGGGCAGGCTTGTCCAGGAAACTGAAATCAATGCCGAACTCTCTGTCTAAAGGATATGACCCCTTAGGCGTCTGCAGCAGAAACTGCAGCCCCCTGTCTATTTCTTTTAAGGTCTGCTCATCATAAGCAGAATCAATGATAAGATGCATCGTCATACCTCCTCTACACTCACAGCGGCCGTGGCGGCTATGGGCTCTCCATTTGACCAGGCTGTGTAATCCGTGTTCAGAGACGTGATCCGCACATCCTTATAAAAGACGGAGGATCCGCCAAGGATGAACTTGAGCACAGTACCCTTTTTTGCATACGTCCTGAGTGTATGGCAGGCTTCCTTTACATCCACCCCCAGACTCGTAAAGAGCGGGAGATTAAAGGACCCTGTGGACCTCGCTGTGCCGTTGTACTGCGTGCCCGGTCTCTTATTGATGTAATTGATCTCGCTGATTCTCGGCGAGTCCGTCCGGCTGAAGCTGTTAAAGGACATCACCTTATCCTGCGAGACCTCAAAGGGGATATCCCCCAGCTGTCCAACTACTCCCATACCTAAAACTCCTTCGTTCCGCTATCTGTTTTAAAGATGATGGACTTTGCCTTGATCGTAAGCTCTCTGCCATCGATCTGCCACTTATCCTTGGTCGGGAGTGTCTTCGGCTTACTACCTTGGCCGTTATAAAACTCGCCCAGGCAGTAAGCAGAGCCAATGTCGTCATCAATCAGGACAAGCACCTGAGCGCCTTTGTCTGGCATGCGGGTAGACTTAGCAAAGCCGCAGCAGACGCAGACATCATCAAGCGCTTCTTTCTCTTTTCCCGTATCATCAAAGAGCACCCTGACGGTGCCCTTCTTGTAGTTCACTTTCTTGACTGTTGCTCTTCTGATCCGCATATCACACCTTCTTCAGCACCTGGAATGTTGTGTTGTTAAATCGGCCAATCTTAGACAGGCCGTGCGCTCTGGCATAAGCGGCAGAGCAGTGGACATCAATACCAAGACCATGCCAGGTTGGGCCACCCTGTGCTTCCTCGTAATCGACAACTTTCAGGATCTTACCGTTTAGTGGATGTCGGCTGTCTGTGATCTTGATATAGCTCCCCCGCGGAACTTTAGAAAAGTTGTTACTTGCTACGCACAGACCTGTCCAGTCCTTGACGGCGGTCCGCTTGAGCCAGCTCCCGTAAGGGGTAGTGTAATACGAAAAACTCGCCTTGAGCGTCTTCGCTATCTTGTACTCGCCCTTGGATGTGGTCAGCCTGCCGTGCTTATTAACTGATGTTATCTTCGAGCTATCCGCCTTCTTTTGCGGAGTGGACAGTGACGTGAGCTCTGCACTGCTGACCCAGCCTAAGACCTTAGTCTTTTTCTCGACCTTTTTATACTTGATCGTCAAGCTCTTAGCGTCGCCTGGCTTATAATTTTTATCCGTATGATAGATCAGGATGCCCTTTTTCCCATGCGTCCGATCGTCCACGGTGTACTGTTTCCCGTTGATCGTGACTTTGGAGCCAATCGGGAGCCAGTCACAGGCGCAGGAGTGATTTGTGAGCTTGCGGCCAGTTGAGCCATTGCCGGACTTGCTCGTGTAGCCCTGCACGCTGACCGCCTTTTTCTGCCATTTGGAGTAGGTCGGAAGGCTCTCGATCTGGTATGTGTACTTGCCTTTCTTGTCCACCTTCCGGATCTTAACCTTCATACCGCCTTTGATCTTTGTGGCTTTTCCGCCTTTAGATGAGCTATGCACATATCCGCCCTTAAACTTGGCCTTGCTTCCCTTTTTCCGGTAAGTCTTGCCGCCGTTGGAGCTGTTGATCTTATGCATCTCAATCTCCTGCGTGTAAAATCCGGAAGAAGACGGCTGATGCGTGACTTGATCCAGAAACCACTTGCCCGCGAGCTTGCCCCAATCGGAGGACAGCTTGACGGTGTTGGCGGCCTTGACTTTCTTGTAGCCTCCGGGGATCGTCATAGTTAGCTTTTCGATTCCCTCATTGGCCTGAGCCATCTTGTACTTGGCGATCCTCTTGGCGTCGGCCTTATCGTATCCGGCCGTATCTACCGCCAGAGTCCGGGAGATGTTGTGCTTATGGACGACTCTCACTGTCTTCAGTTTAGCGTTCTTCCGGTTTTTCCCTTTGCCTTTCCCGAGGTACACGTAGCTGTATACCGTCTTGCGGAATACCCGTTTAACGGCCACCTGATTGGAGTACTCTTTGGTGGTGGTGTAGTTCTTTCCCGTTGACTTATAGACCCGGGACTTATCCACCCCGGAGTCATTTCCTCCGTCAATTCCCAGATGGATATATCCCAGGATCCCAGATGTGCGGTGGACCTTTCGGCACATGAGCGCACCAGATGTCCCGCCCCGGGTATTCCCCTCATAGGTCTCGATGTTATGCGCACTGTGCACCTTATAGACCAGGCCCACATGCTGCACGGAGGATCCGCCAGAAAAATTAAATACTACTGCATCCCCTGGGTGAGGCGTGTGGGACCATCTGCCGTGCTGGATCGCCCAGTTTTTCCAGTTCGGCGCATAATCCGGATTAGGCAGGCCCGCTATAGCGTGCCCATTCCCTGATTTTCGCAAGCACCACCGGACGTAGGCTCCACACCATGGCCCAGGCTGCCCGTATTTACTTCCGGACCTTGTGCCTATCTGCGATCGGCAGGTTTTAAAGAGATCCGCGAGCTTTCCCGTGGCCTTTGAGGCGCTCCGCATCCAGACCTTTTTGGTGTAAGTTTTGGTTGTGGCGATCTTGGCCCAACCATCGTCATAGAGCTTAACCACTTTCAGCCGGGCGCCCTTTTTAAAGGTGCCTGTTGACACCGCATGCCCGCTCTTACTCTTCCGGGCTTTCACCGGGCGTTTAAGCGTAGCCTGCTGGTAGTAGGTGTAGGTCGTCTTGATTTTTTTATGGCCAACACTGACCTTGACATCCTTCTTTTTCTTTTTGTCCTGATAGGTGTTGGTCGCGTAGGTATAAGCGCCCAGGATATCATTGGTGTACTCATATCCCGACGCCGCCACCGACCGCTTGAGGGTAACAGCAGCGGCTTTCTGCGCATACCTTGACGCACTATATACATACAGCGTCCGGTTGGTGATCTTAACCCGGAGGCCGTATCGCTCACACAGATCAATTACAAAATCGCTGTCCGTCGCCCCGTCCTGCTGGATCGTCTTAACCTTGATCGTCGGTCCGTAGTACTTGAGCTTCATCTTGTTCCGGCTTGCAATCTTTTTAAGGATCGCCTTAGCTGTTGTCTTTTTATAAGTCTTATGATGCTCGGTCGAGGAAAATCCGGAGTAGGACGGCATGGACAGCGCCTGCACATTGACAGACTCCGGCTCCGGTCCTGAGATGCTCGCGCTGTCTACATACATCTTGCCGGTCTTGATCGTGGTGTCAGGCTGGATGGTCCAGTCCTTGGTCTTGATCGCAAGCGTAGCGGTCGATCCTTTAGCAGGGAGTCCTTTTTTAAGATAATTAAGGTCGCTGTTGTCCAGCGTAAACTCCGCACTGTCGCTGGATCCGTGTGCCACATCGACAAATGACGCGGAGTCAATCAGGCGTGAAGAGACATCCTTCCCGCCGAGTGTCGCGGCTACGGAGATAGACCTCGGATTCTGCGTCGTTCCGGAACTGGTCTTCTTGGAGTTCGCTTTGACCTCCTGATTAACTTTTTCCTTAGATGTCGCCATAACTCACCTACCAGTCGATGCCGTTCCCATTGTCAGGGACAGCAGCACTATCGTAAGCATCATCCTCCGTATCGACGTTAGGATCCTCATCATAGCTTGCGTCATCGTCGGAGTCAGCATCGTCCGGAAGATCGTCCGCGGAAGTATCCGGGAGAAGCTCATCGTCATAGGTTGAGTCTTCCTCGTCAATTACATCTGGGATTGTGACTTCGACGCCCGCAGGAAAGACGGCAGTGTCAAGCAGCGGCAGATTGGCCTGCATCAGCTGATCCACCAGGAGATGATCGTCCATCTGGTCATAAGCGATCTTGTCAAAAGTGTCGCCCTGAGTCGTCACATAAGTCTCCGGCATTACTCAAACACCACCCTTCTAAAGCTTCTCGACTGTTTGTCATGCTGATACTTCTTCAACATCTTTCAAAGTCCTTCTGGCTCATCTGATCGGCCTTACGGACATCCGCTGCTGTTGCGCTGCCGTAAAGGTTATAGACCGGAGCATAGGTCACTGTAGCACTGCTGTTAGACTGGTTACGAATCACCTGCCTGCTTAAGTCATGCGGGATCACCCGGGTCCCGGATGGCAGGTCTACAATCTCTCCTCCGATAGCTCTCTCATTGATCACAGCAGGGCCACCCGGCCAGTTAGCCGTACCTTTCGCCAGATATGGTATGGCCGAGATGTTAAATCCCGCTCCTCTTAAAGCTGAAGGCACCCATTTTTTGTTCGGAAGATGTATATGATTAATCCCGGAAATGAAGCCATTAATAATGGAAATGACGCCATTTATCACACTCCGCGCGATTGACTTGATCGCACGGAAAGGATGTGCAAAGAGATTTTTTGCCCCCTGCCAGACGGCACCCCACTTTTTCAGGAATGCACCCTTAAGATAGGACACTACCTGGTCTGCAGATGCCCGGAAGCTGTTAAATTTAGCCCTGCACTTGCTGGCCATCGCAGAGATATCGTGCGCAGCATTTTTCCGTAGTTGAGCCGTGCCCTTCCGGACGTTTGCCATAGACTTTTTAATCTTGCCCGCATTTGTTTTCCAGCCAGCTGCCCAGTGTGCGATGTGCTTTCCCATCGCATGCAAGCCCTTCTTGGTGTTCTCCCCAAGCTGCCCAAGGCCTTTCTTGACGTTTGCCCAGGACTTAGCGATCTTCTTTCTGTTTTTGTAGATCAGCACCGCCAGGAGCGCCACTGCTGCACCGATGATCAGGATCTGTGCCACGATCGGATTAGCGGCAAAGATTGCCCCGAGTTTTGTGACAAGTCCTCTGGCAGCGCCAATTAACTTAGAGCCCTGCAGGATCGTATGGAAATCCGAGAAAACTTTGTGCACCTTGTTGATTGTTACCATCGCAGGAAGCAGCAGAGCGATCGCAGACACGACGCCTGTGATTGCTACACGTGCGCCTTTAGGGAGTTTCTGGAAGCCGGAAGCGAATTTCTGCGCCATAACAGCAAGCTTCATTGCAATCGGAGTAAATGCTGTCAGAAGAGGCTCTGCAAGCTCTGTTGCTGCGATCTTAAGCGAGTTCATCGCGACTTTCATCTTAGCAGAGGCTGATACGCTCTTCTTCTGCATTGCCTCATATGTTGCCCCGTGCGAGTGCTTCATTTCTTTTAAGTACTTCTCGTATTTGGTCATGCCCTTGCCTGACAGTCCTAAAGCCGCAGTCAGGCCTCGAACATTTTTAAAGTAGTCCTTTAGCCCATCTTTTCCAGCTTCTTTCTGCACCATCTTGATCGCACCGGCGAGGCCCTTCTGCTTGATCAATTCCGCTCCAGTAGTATGATTTTTGTCATAAAACTGCTGCATGGCTTTCGACGGCTTGATAAAAGCAGTCAAAAGTCCTTTGATCTGAGTGGATGCTTCCGCTGTGTTTCCGGCGAAGCTCGTAGTCGCGGTGGCCATAGTGGCAAACAGCTCCTCATAAGAAACGCCCAGGGAATGCCCCAGCGGGAACAGAGACGCCATAGAGTGCGCAAGTTCCGGGAAGGTTGTCTTACCTAATTTAACCGTCTTAAAAGCAAGGTCAGAAACCTTCTGGGCGGCGGCATTTGACGTCTTCCCATAGCCATTCATCGCTGTTGCGATCATGTCGGCGGAGTCAGATACAGACGTTCCTCCGGTCTTTGCCGCGATAGCTATGGTCTTAAAGATCTTCTGCGTTTTTCTGCCGTGATCTCCTAAAGTGGAGATTGTCTCGTACAGACCATCTGCTGCCTTGTTTAAGCTGATCCCCGTTGCATTGGCTGTAGACTCTACTGCTTTCTGATAGCCCTTAAGATGGCTGTGATTGTCGAGCAGCGTGTCCACGTTAGCCATGTGCGTCTGGAAGGACGCAGCAGATTTGATGCCATATCCCATAACGGCCTGAGCAGCAAGAGAAGCAGCGCTAAGACCTCTCTTGATCTTTTTAGAGCTGGAGCCAAGAGCCTCATCCAGCGACTTATCAATTTTGCCTCCGATATGGAGGATCACTCTTAGATCTCTCATTAGCTCTCCTTTACGCTATCCAGCACGGCCTTAAGTGCGGCCTGCCACTCTGCCAGCTCCCGGATCGGCATGCTCCAGAAGGTCATAACATCCCCGCCTCCGTGCATGCCGATCACAAGATCCACGCACGCCTGCCTGACCGTTGCGGAGGTTAGGCGGGCTAATCCTCCGCGAACATAAAACCCTCAAAGGTGTACTTAACCAAAAGCATATCCCGGAAAGGCAGACGATTGAAAAATTCCATCGGCTGGCCTGTTACCTGCATAGCCGCAGCCAGGGCATATGCTGTGCTAGTCTCTCTCATCGGGTTAGCGTTCTCTTCGAGACTTCCAAAGCGGGCCGCCATACTCTCGATCTTTCTCATGTCCTGCCCGGACAAGTCTTCGAGACCCGACATATCCAACCCCTCATAGATCTTCCCCTCGAAGGTGTATGGCTTCCTGAATTTTACAAACAGATCAGCATCTTCTGCTGTCTTAGCTTCTGCCTTAACTTCGGTTTCCTCCGTTTTAACCTCTTCAGGCTCAGAGGCCGGAGTAGCTCCGGCCTGATTGTCATAGATTGCCATTTATGCCTCCTTAAATCTGCTGGGAAATGTCGGATGACAGGTCCTGCCCGCCGATCTTACACACGTTATTGAGCTTATCAATCTCAATATTTGGCTCGTCCGAATCACCGAAGGTGTAGGAGTAGTAGAGCACTTCCACCGTGATCGATGCACCCATGTTATCCGCCTTTTTAAAGGATCCCGAAGTAAGCTGCTTGAAAAGCCCCTTAATAACCGCTTTTGCTGGCTTGTTGACGATGGATGCATCAGACATGTCGAGCATCTGCACCGATCCTCTCAACGTTACATCGACCTTGCCGCTTTCCTGGATGATGTTGATTGCTGTGTCATCCAGGACGTCAAAGTTGATCTCTACAGTCATACTCTGCGGCTGCCCCTGTACCGGAATTTCAAACTTTCCTGCTACTCCGGCAAAGTCGCCGTCTACAGTGGCCGGCTGAATATCCGGAAGCTTTACTTCATTGCCTGTCCCCATCAGCTTGTTTGTGCCATTGGAGTAGACGTTGAAGTTATTCATGATATTCGGAAAAAGTCCGCTTGCCATTACTTATCACCTCCTGCGATATTAGCCTTAAGAATGTCAGCGCTGTACTCCAACGTATCGTAGATCTCTTTCGCCGGCGTGAAAGGCGCGACGTACTGGTAGAAACGCACCTTACCAGCCAGAATGTCAGTGATTGGATTTTCAGAGTCCCGGAACTCAATGTGGCCTCCGGCCCACTTGCCCTGGGCTGTCAGCGCATTGCATCTGATGTTCTCGTCATTTACCAGAGCCTCGATGGCACGGTGAGAGATGTTAGAATCCAGTCTGTCCATGTAGCGGACGATAAAGACATTAGCCTGCCAGCTCATCATTCTTCTGACATTGATAAAGCGGTCCTTAACGTCTGTGACGTTAGGGTAAAGAGATGTCTCTACACCTGCGGTCTTCCACCCCTGCTTCCAGCAAGTGGTTGTGACCCCGAGGCCGTTGACATCTGCTGCCTGATCCAGATTAAGGTTGAGCTCCGTAAAGCCCTCACTGGTGACAAAGCCCGCTCCGGTGATCCCCATGTTGATGTTAGATGGAGCATTGCTCGGGCAGTCACCGTTAGCGGCATCCTGCGCCTGCATACCAGCGCCAAATACTGCTGTAAAGTGCATGCAGATATTGTCTGATCCTGCTTTGACGTAGTAAGGCCAGAGCACAGCGGCATCTGCAGATGCGTAAGCGTTGTTGTCCTTATCCGTCTTAAGGCTTGCTACGGTCCATTTTCCGCTGTCGTTGCCCGTGTTAAGAGACAGCAGCGCAAAGGCGCGGAAGACTCCGTCGATATCCTTAGTCTCTGCGATCAGCGCTGCACCGACTGCGGCCTGATCATCAAAGCCAGGAGCAAGCAGCGTTGCCGGAATGACGTGGCATCTGGCGTACACGTCTCTTACGCAGGCGATGCCTGTAGCGACTCCGTCGCCGTCAATCCCTCCGATGATATCCTCAGCTGTAACCTTGGACGGGTCCAGCTGTTTTGCCGTAACCTTAAGTGACTTTTCCGATGCCGCTGCTCCGGAGGACATCAGGCCGATTGCAACCAGTCCCTCATCAGTAAAGGTCAGGGTATAATCTGTGTCTCTTACCAGAGCCTTATCCGCCGACGTGGTTACCTTGACGGTATCCAGCAGCACTCCTGTGTGCTTAAGCGTTGCCATGCGGTTTGCCACACTGACAGTCTCAGATGTCAGGTCCTTTGTGTGTCTCGCCGGATCCAGCACGTTGATCATAACGACCGGAGCGCACTTGGACAGTGCAAAGGATGCATAAGCAGACTCGGCAAGTGTGTAAGTAAACTTACTTACGCCGTTGGCGTCCTTCTCCGGACCCTGATAGCCGAGCTTATCGACCATATCATCCATGGACTCAATCAAAATTGGTTTATTGGTCACAGAGGTCGGATCCTCGGCCAGATTTACCGGCGCAGTTCCGATCACCACCTGGATACCGGATGTCCCGTAAGTCGGGACCGGCATCTTTGTTGGCACCTCATTGACATAAATACCGTGTCTGTATTTAGCCATTCTCTACTCCTTTTCTGCGCGCTTGTAAAAAACATAGGCCGCGCCCTTACCCTCTCTGATCTGCTTGACTGCCTCATGCTGTTTTGCCTGGGGGACAAGCAACTCGTTGAAAAATTCACCCTTATACTTCGTTCGCGCGGCCTGTACAGCCTCACGATCCTTAAAAACCATGCCATGCTTCAGCCGGCCCTGCGTGGGTCCGATGTAGCACAGCGGCGCAAATCGCTTAGACATATGGATCCTCCTCTTCCGGTGTTAATCTCATAAAGACGAGGTCCAAGGCGCCGAAAAAGTAGGGCCACATGTCCTCATCCGTGTCCGCATAATCACGCGGGAAATCGCATTTAAACTCACCATGGAGCACTGGCTTTTCGTCGTAGTGATCCAGCACTTTTCGGACGATCTCGCCGAGTACTTCAGCGCCTTTATAGTCAGTGCTGTCATCATAGACGCCAAAGATCAGGCGCATTGTGATCGTCTCGTAAGATTCTGCGCCCTGTCTCTGCATGCTGGAGCGCCGGGCAGCGATAAAAGGAAAGTCATCTGCATCTGATGATCCATCATCGTGCCGGGGCGGTGCGTAGGAAAAGACCTTGAGCTTCTTCGGCGTCCCGTCAGGACTGTCATAGATAGCGTCCTTGAACAGTTCCTGCAGATCTTTAATCAGTTGTGTTTTGAGCTCCATCATTTAGCCATCTTCCCCCAGGTTCCTCCGCTGTTAGACCGTCGAATGCGATATTGCACACGTGTCTCCAAATTATGCGCAAGCTTTTCCGCGATTACCTTTTCTGCCTTTGTATAAACGCCCTTATTTCCGGCAAGCATCACGGGCACTGACGATCCTTTTAGCTCTTTTATTGGCAAGCGGCTCTTACCTACACGCTGGAAAACACCCGTATGCCCACTGGCCATCATTGCAAAAAAGGCTTTGATATCGCCTTTTTCCAGGGGCTTAACAGATCCGCCTTTTAGCTGTGCACCTTTAGGCGCTGCTTTTTTCGGATGTGTAACGCGGAAGTTTATTAAAGGCCTTGGAGCACCTTTGATGATGAGTGCACCCATTGGTCTTCCAGCGTTGGCCTTGATCATGCCCATAGACTTTTTAACATCCTTCTGCGTGATTCTGTATCTCTGGCTCGCCGCCTTTGCTAACAGACTCTTTGCGTAGTTGAGCGTCCGGTTGGTTGCCCAAGCAGTGTCAATGGGCATATCGTGCTTGATCTCACTTAAGCGGATAGAGACTTTTTCAAGATCTCTCTGATCATAGTGCACCGTCATTTTGACAGGCTGCTCAGAAGCGAACCCCATTAGACTCCCACCTTTCCACTGTGATCTGATAGACACCCATCTCGACTGTTACGCCCGAAACCGTAAAGCGCTGCCCGTCTATCGTAATAAGAGCGCCCCGCTTAGGGACGCTCCCATACTGATCAGCTTTTACGTAGAGCGTGGTCTGCCCGCCGAAAACCCCAAGGATCTGAGGATTGCCGGATGACGGTGACTCAAAGAGTTTGTTATCATCGATCAGCGCAATCATTGTCTTTCCGTTGATCACATGCTGATCGCAAAACTCCTCATCGTTGAAAAAGATGGCATCCACATCATTTTTAAGCTGATCCTTAAAGCTCATGACTAACCTCTCAGTTTAACTCTGACTGTAGCCGCGTCTGCCGCTGCGGACTCTACCGCGTATCCGGCATCCGTATCGGTGTCAGTCGTGGAGACGGTTCCTGCGGTCGCTGAGTAGTAGACCTCTTTACCTGCATCAATCGCGGTGGAGGCCTTCTTCGGCATCGTGAAGACGCCCTCAACCACAACAGCTCCAGTCGTCCCAGCATCGATATCACCTCCGGCTACACCAACGCGATCACCAATTACCACGATATCGCCAGCCGCTACTGCGGTCTTGGCGGTGTAGTCCAGAGCATTTCCGTCCTGTCTAAAAACTGCCTTAGCCATTATTTAGCACCTCCATTCTTGTAAATTCCGCGGAAGTCCAGAGCAGTGATGCCCCAGTCCATGAAGACGTCCCAGTGGAATCCAAGCACTCCCGGCTTCTCCATTCTGCGTACCTGCGGTGTTTCCGCTCCGTTGAGATAATCAACCTCGATAGACTTGGCAGACATCGGATCAGCTACCATGAACCACGGACAGGCACCTGCGCTCGCGGCTGCGTCCAGCTGCGGAACGATGATCGGCTGAAGTGCCATGCCATACATCGGGTTAACATCGTTGTTAGCGGATCCTGTGATCTGAGCGGAATGCAGCGCAACGTAGGTGTCGAACTGGTTCTGGTTTCCGATCAGCACGTACTTCGGAATGACTCTGATCGCCTGGCCGAAGTCGTCCTTCTGGACACCCATCTGCAGCAGTGCATCCTGCAGTCCTGCCTGTCCCGGCTTTGCGCCTGTAGCAGCGAGGTTGCCGTGCTTCTTGTCAAAGAGAGCGATTCCGTCAGCATAAGCGGCATTGGACAGCAGCAGATCATAAACCTGATTGTCGATTGTGCGCTTAGCAGCCGCAGAGTACTCGGACAGAGTCTTAGACAGCAGGCCGACATCGTCATTGATGAAGGCCTCTCTGGTCAGGCTGAAGCTCTTTCCGTAGGAGTCCAGCTTTCTGGTCGGTCTCATCTTATCGGACGGTCTGTCTGCCTTGATCTCGCCGTTCTCGCCGACCTTCTCGAAGTCAGAGACTCCGCCAACTTCCCACTGATGGACATTCTCGGCCTTAAAGTCGGACAGAGATCCCTTGGTTGTCCACAGATTAAACGTGGTCGGGACCAGCTGATAAGCATCTACAATCGTCTTATTGACAGCCGCATCCATGATGACCGGGAACGCAGCAGACGGGTTAAAGGCTCTGCTGCAAACGGTCTGGAACAGCTCATCTTTGGACATGTGTCTCAGAGACTCAGCAGAAGCGCCTTCACGCTCCATACACTCAATGGCCAGGTCCTTAAGTTCTGTACCGGCATAAGGGGATCTCTCCTTGTCGGAATCATAGCCCATGCGCTGTCTCAGTCCAAGGACAGCAACAGAGCGGAACTTATCCTCTTCATCCCCGGTAACCTCCATCCTGCGGTTTCCGATCGGTGCCCTATCCTTAGCAAGCTCAGCCAGGACAGCAGCTCTTACCTCGTCCATAGACTTTCCGGAGGCAATATAGCTTTCCGGGTCCATGCCGAAAGATCTGCACAGGGCTGTGATTCCCGCAGCTCTCTCGCGCTCTTCCTTAATCGCGATCTCTCTTGCTTCTTTCTCTTTTTCTCCGGCGTCGTCATCAGCCTTAATCTGATCGATTTCTGCCTGCAGGGCGTTAAACTGCTTCTGCTCCTCTTCGGTCAGATCTCTCCCCGCAGCTTTAGCCGCGTCGACAATCGCCTCCTGCTTCTGCAGCAGGGCTCTAAGCTTTTTGTGCATGCAAAGCTCCTTTCCTAATCACTTAAATAATTTTTAGTTATAGTCATCTGCGCCTTGGCGATTGCCAGAGCTGAGCGATGATTATCATAATTAACATCATAGTCACGGCCTACTCCTACTGTCGGATCAGCAGGGATGGACACGATGGACACCTCCAAAGGCTCCCACGACGTTGCAACAGACACCGGTCCGTCAAAGCGTCCGTCCTTGGACTTTTCTCCCTCATCGACCACTTCGTAGCGGCTGACTATGTATCCAACGGACACACCTTTGAGCGTTCCAGACTTGACCTTCTGGTAGATCACGTCGGAGTCTTCATCTTCGTCAAAAGTGATCTGCGCAAGACCTCTTCCGTCTTCCGTCCAGGCTTTATCAATCCTGCCCACAACCTTGTCGCGGTCGTGGTTATACAGGACAACTCCGATAGAGTTGAGCCGGTCCAGATTGACAGCCCCGTCGCTGTGATCGAGGATCTCTGGCCCTACCCACAGCTGATCATAGGGCTCTTCACTGGAGAAACTAATCTGAAACGTCCGGTTTTCCGGATCCTCCGACATCGCTCTGATCGCCGCCGGCATTGCTCTCGTCTGGAGAGTTCCCTCCGTCTTCTTCTGGTTTTTTCGGTTCATCTTCCTCACCTCCCTGCTGCGTAGTGCCTTTATCATCAACAGGCTTCACGCCCGCTGTAAGCAGTATGTCTGTTAAGTCAATGCCAAGTTTGCCCGCATACTTAAACGCCTCACTGGTCTCATCCAGCACATCCTTCCAGTTGCATCCGCTCTCTGCGCAGAGCTGCTGGAATGTCTTCTGACCGGATTTAAGTGCGGTCACGTTGGCGTTGGCTTCCTTAACCGGATCGATCCACTTTTTCGCCGGCATAATCCAGGCATGCGACAAATATTTATCTTTGTCTTCCCAGAAATCACTGATCTCCACCTTACCGGAGAGAACCAGCGAGATCACAAAGGTCTCATAGATCTCATCCAAAACAGCCTCAAGGCTCTCCTGCTCCGCGGCGAAGGTCCGCTCATCCTCAATGGCAGACTGCCGTGCGGATGAGTAATTGGTCTCTGACATGTCCCGGCTGACAGCCTCATAAGACATGCCCTGACCAGCCGCCAGCATTTTCTGCTGGAGCTTGACAAACTCTGCAGCATTCTGTGCCTGTCCGGATGGATTGACCGATACTGGCTCTTCGCCAGCCGGAAGCTCCTGCATCATGCCAGGAGAAAGTGTCTTACCGAGATATCCACCGGAGTCCTCTGTCTTAACTCCTGATCTTCCAAAGCCCATGCCCGCCGTGGTCTGCGGCTTAAAAAAGACCGCAAAGCACGCCTGGATGCGTTCCTTAACTGCAACTGCTTCCAGGTACTGGTTGACGTCTCTGATCCTTGTGATCGTAGGAGACATGTCTGACATCTCTCTGATCTGAGACGGACGTGTCTTGGTAAAGTAAAAGATCACATCATCCGCAGGGATAAAGACGCTGTCCACCTCTTGCATGCCAGTGATATCGTACTGGCGGAACCAGTAGCCCTTCGGGCGGTTCCAGGAGTTATACTCAATTCCTCCGACGACCGTGTTCCCTTTGTACTTCGGCGCCATCCGTGTCTCATCCAGCTCATCTACTTCAAAAATCTGAAGTTTGAATGGGATGAATCCGTCATTTTTCGGAGTGAAACGCTTTACAATCAGGATGCCGCCATCGACTTTCTTGCGTCTGACGCACATCCGGATCATCTCGTCAAAGCTCTGCGCCCCGGTGACATCACAGTTTCTTGCTTTCTTCCACTTCTTCCAGGCGGCTTCGATCTGCTTATTCAGCTTTGTGTAATCTTTTTTCTCGCCGTCTCCAACCTTTGCCTGAAGCTCCCACCCGGGGCCGTATACGCTCCGGACAACCGCATCGATCACGGCATTCATCTGATCAGAATTCCGCTCAAGGTCTCTTGCACGTGCCCTCACGCGGTTTCTGTCCCATTTGTCTGTCTGTTCTCCAGATTCATTGACTGCTCTCCAGTAATGGTTCCGTGCCCCGCCGTCTCCGCTGTCATAATTCCAGCTCCGGCGGATCTCATCTGCCATATACCTATTAGCCATCCGCTTGACTCCCCAGCCCGGGAATGCCGCAAGGATAGCACGGTCAAGCCAGCTCCCTTTTTTGCTCATCCCTTACCTCCCGCTGAAAAGTGCGATGCTTGCGCCGGGAATCCCGGCATCCATTTCCGCGCTGCCCTGCTCAGTTACAAGCTGATTTCTGAGGCTGACAAGCTCCTTCAAATCGGCACGGGTAAGTGACCTGGTGCCGATCTTATAGCTTTGTCCACCCTCCAGGATCGCGTTGATGGCATCTTCTACCTGGCTAAGGGTCAGTCCTGTAATGCTGTCAGCCATACTGCATCTCCTATCCAACTAAAAAGATCCAGGCGATCACAATCGCAAGGATCCAGATTGTTATATCCAATTCGTATTGTTAGGCAGCCAGAGATTCATGCTCTGCTCTCTTTGCGTCTGCTGGCTCATCTGCTGCCGTTTCTTCTCTGCCTCTTCAGCCTGCTCCTCCTCCAGGTACAGGGTCCGGGCGCCCAGCATATCCGCAGCACAGGCGCTATACACCTCGCAGTCCAGATAATGGTTATCCGCATGCGATGTCTTAGGCACCCACTGCGGAGCCGGCCGGCCTTTGACTTTGATCTTATGCTCGGCTGTCACCTGCTCCGCGTACTCCCGATCGCATCCCCTGTAGACGGTCCATGACCCCTGGATACCTGCCCGACGCCTCATCCTGGAGGCGATCAGGTCCTTATACCGGCCCGTGTCCACCAGGATCAGCCGCAGTCCGTAAGAGTCGATATTGCTCTCGACCTTGCTCACCCGGTAGTAATCCGCAATGGCAGCCCGAGCATTACCTCTGCATGGCAGCGCCCACTCTATATTTTGCAGGCAGTACTCGTAGATGTCATCTGTCGCAAAACCGGAGTCGATCAGGCAGAGCTGCACGGTCATCCGCCGGCTGCTCTCTGTCCGGTACTCCAAATTCATTGCCCTGGTGATCTCATCCAGCGAAACTGCTTGACCATGAGCGATGTTCTGGGACGTCATAAATTTGCCCCAGGCCCTGATTGTCCAGTACAGGCAATTCTGCTGCACATCGACGCCTCCGGTCAGGATCTCTGTCCACTCCGGCAGCGTGTACTTCGGCAGATCGGTCTGTCTTTCCAGCACCATATCCGCACTGGTCTTGATCTGCGTATCTTCCCAAGGCTCCGCCAACCACGAGTTAACAAAGTTCTGCAGTTTGTCCGGATCATCTTTCGATGTCAAAAATTCAAAAGCGACGTCGCTAAATCTCACGAACGGAGAGTACAACGTGTTCATCCAGAAGCCCACAGACCGGACGTTATCGGTCTTCGTCTCAACGGCTTTCCATTTGCCCCTCCGGAGCATGCCTGGCTTGTCCGAGTCCTTGATCAGGCATCCGCACTTCTGGCAGGCGTACACCGCAGTGTCCGCCCGATCACGGAAGGACAGTGATTTATCATCAGAATATCGCACATTGGAAAACTTAAGCTCTATCATCTCTCCGCAATGAGGACACGGCACGAAAAAATGCCTGATCTCATCGGAGGACTGCAGGCTCTTCCAGATGTGCCCCGTTTTCAGGGTCGGCGTGGATGTGATATAGATCTTACTGTTTGCGTAAGTCTTTGTTCGCTCCTTTGCCAGGGAAATTGGATCCGCTTCCTTATTGCTGGCTCCGGGGTACTTGTCGACCTCGTCCATCAGCAGGTACCGGATTGGCTTTGACGCAAGAGCACTCGGCGAGTTCGCCCAGGCAAGCGTCAGATTCATGGTGCTGAAATGCAGCTCCATGTCTGTGGACCTATACTCATCCCACTTATCCTTGATCGCGGGAGACAGCCTCAGCATCGGCTGGATCCTCTCTTCGCTGGTGGACGTGCCCAGGATCTCCGTAGGGTAAACTACCATAGCAGGGCCCGGATCCTGAGCGATCATGTAGCCGAGCATGTTCTGCATGGCTTCCGTGCCGCCAACCTGCGTAGGCTTACAAAAAGTGATCCTCTCGACTGCGTACTCGTTAAAAGCATCCATGACACCAACCAAATAAGGGGTGACCTCATTTCTCCAGTGGCCTGGGCGTGCGGAAGTCTTATCATCAAGGATCCTGTACTTCTCCGCCCATTCGGAGACTGTGAGCTTCTCCGGAGGCCGTAAAATCTCCAGGGCCTCCCTGATATAAGGTGGCACTGAGTATGGCTTGATTCTGATCTTACTTTTTCGAGCCACGCTTAGCACCTGCCTTGTCTGGAGTGTTTCCAGCGACGACGAAGGTCTCCATCGTCCGGTTGAGCTCGTCGGAGAGGTCTTTTTCAGCCTTGCGGGCTGTCACCGGATCCGCGTAGTCAGCAAGCATACCAGCAACTCTCCCCGGAATGGCGTTGATCGTGCTCTTGAGCACCTTGAAAAACTCCACATAGTCGTCCTGGACGGTCTCAACCTCAATGATCGAGCCCTCGAAGAGCCTTGTCTTCATCTCGTGAAGCTCGCCCTGCGATTCTTTCAGCGCGATTTCCGCTTCCAGCTTCTGCTTCTTGAGCTTCGCCTCAAGGTCCTGCTGGTCTTTGCCCTTCTCGCCGCTTCGGATAAAGGCCACATATGCCTGCACGGCATCACAGAGGTTGTACTTGAGCGAGCGGTTCTTGCTGATGCTGGTCAAGATCCCGTCGCTTGTCAGGCGCTGAATCGTTCTGGTAGTCACACCAAGCAGCTGAGCCAGTGTCGCAGAATTCACTTCTTCAGTTTTTACCTGATTTTGCCTCAAAAAATGTAGCCTTCCTTCAAAGTTTTTAACTATTTATGTATATTTTCCAGAAATATCGATGCGATACCCCGGAAAAAATTTCAAATTTTTGGAGCCAAAGGATGGGCCTT